TCTGCGGCTGATAAAAACCTTTTTCAGTCAACTCGCGTGGAACAACTAAGTTCTGTCCGGCGCCGGTTCTGCCGGTGATCTGATTCTGAACAAAGCTCTGCGTATCTGAATAAAGCTGTTGCCAACCGTCCGGGGTAAACGATTTCGTATTCGGATCAATTGGATACGGACTGAGTTGCAATGCTTCCGGGTGTGTTTTTGCAATCGTCGCCAACGTCTGAGCCATTTTGTGCGCGTTGGCCGCGAAAACCTCCGGCGCCCATCCGAGAATTTGATATTTACCGGCTTTGGTGGTCTTGACTCGCTCTGGAAAAAATGTTTTCTCCCACAAGGCGCGAGAAGCCGGCGGCATCGTTCGATATGTCTCAATCATCGCCCGTCGCGCGTCTCGATTGCTGGTTGTCGCCGCTGCCGGCTCGTCCGGGGCACTCAAGTAGTTAATTTTTACCCCCTGCCGGGCAGAAATTGCCTCGGCTATCGTTCCGAGAAGCTCCCGAGCAGATTTGGTGCCGCCGATAGCAACATCGCTAGGAGCGGCTGCCGCAAGCCGGGCTGCCTCGTCTGCGGCCTGCCGAACCTGGTCCGGCGTAGTCGGCATACCAACGGCCTGTCGCCCGGCTGGGGCAATCCTAGGGGTTACGGCAGGCTCTTCCGGCAACACAGCCCGTCCTGCCTGGCGAACGGCGGCAACAACCGGGGTTTTCGGCGCAATCTGACCGATTTGCGACGTTCTGCCGGCCAACGGTTCATTGCCGAGCAACGTCGTGATGTTGGCAGCAATTCGCGCAAGTTTCTCCGGTAGCTGCGTTCCCTCTTGTAACCTCGGTCCATCGTGTTTAAACACCTGATCGAAATTCTCGGCAGCGAGTTCTCGCGCCATGTATCTGTCGGCGACAGAATTCGCTTCGTCAGGTGATAAAATCTCCCGCCAAAGTTGCTGCGGCGTTGCTTGCGGGTTTCTCGCTTGGGCGTCCTCCCATCGTTGTTTGCCTTCGGCAGTTACCATTTCATCAACAAGACCCGGCGCCGGCTCACCGCCGGTTTCTACTCGGATTTTATTTCCAGTATCCCGGAGCAATTTCTCCTTCGCCCAAATGTTGCCCCAGCCGGACTCGTCGAGAATCGCCTCGCGCCAGGTTCGTCCGCCAAGATTTCCATCAGTCAGCCTGCGAGCATATCTGTCGCCCTCGGCATCCCACTGCGGCGCATACGCCTGCCGAACGGTTTCGTCAATCTGCTGATTAGCGTTCTCTCCGAGAACATCTTGCAGCGCATGAAAAGCTTCATGCGGCGCCGCGTCAACGTTGTTGAGTAAAATTACTCGATGCGGTGAGTTATCTCGGCCATTTAAAAATGTTTTGTAATACCCAGCCTGGTTTGCCGCTGTTTTGGCTTCGTTGGCATCCATGCCGGCGCTTACCAACGATTTCTCCATCGACGCCGGATCGCTGGCAAGAAAAACATAAGTGCCCGGCGCCGCGCCGGAAACAAATTGTCGGATTGCATTGACGCGCGTTCGGACACCGGGAGTTGCCGATTGTATTGCCGATGTGTGCATTGTATCGAGCGTAGGAAACTGTCCACTGCTCGGCGTTACCGTGTTGACCCCGTAGCTCCGTGGCGCAATTAACTGCCCGCTGATTAGGTGCTTGCCTGCGGCTTTTGCGCCGCCGAAAGCACCGATAACTGTGCCGAGGCCAACACCGCCGGTTTGTTCCGGCGTTTCCGCAGATACTGCCGCGGTGCCAAGATCGAGCGCAGCACCTTTAGCAGTCTGCGCGGCAACCGCAGGCAACGATTGCGCGGCGTCTCGGGCAGCCTGTGTCCAGGCATTACTAACTGGTTCAGAACCAGAAATTTGTTTGCCGGCCTGTTCAACCCGTTGGCCCAATTCCTGAACTTCTGGAACTTTCTCTTTCAGAAGCTTCAGGGCCATCCCGCCCTCCCATAAGGTGCGGATGCCCTCACCAAAATCTCCCCGCATGAAAGCAGCAGCAACAGTGCCGAGCGTGGCCAGCCTTCCAGCAATCGGCATGACCGACGTAACGGGCTTAGCAGCTTTTCCAGCAACTTCAACGGCAGCACCGGCTGCCTTTGGTAATACCTCGGAAATTTTTGCACCAACCTTCGCCGCCGAACCTTCAAGACCGGAAGGCACAAGTTTACCAGCAGCGCCGAAAGCTTTACCGAAAAGTTCAAACGAAAAAGGATCACCAGCGGCAAGCGCGCTAACTTCCGTTGGTCGAATCGGTTTGCCGGATGCCTCAAGTTCTTTTACCGTTTCGCCTCCGATTGCGGTTGTAACTGGTCCGTGTCCGCGTAAAGTCTCAGATTCAGTTTCGCCGGCCCGAACGGCATCGAACAAATCATTTTCTTTTTCCTGCGGTGTGTAGTCTTTATACGACTTAAAAGCGGTAATTCCGCGGGTAACACCGGGAGCAATTTGCCCAAAAACCTGTGCCGCTTTGCCGACTGCACGTTTTGCGATTCCTGCGAGTCCGGTTAATGCTAACTCCGAACCGGAAGCCGCCTCAATTGCCTTTCGTTGCGCGTCTTGTGCTACTTCTTCCTGAAACCCCGGACCTTGGCCGGTAATTTCTCCCGCGGCACCGACCAACGGCGCGGCGATTACATTGCCATAGTTCCACGCCTGCTTGCCGAACCCCTTAGCAACATCGACAACCTGGCTAAAAAGTTTCTTCGGGCCAGGCAAATCGGAAAATCGGAAGCCCCGCTGTTTGATCTGATTATACGCATCGGCGACCTTATCGACTGTCGGCTGATCTTTGTGGAGTTCAGGATTTCGTCTAAACTCGTTTACGAGATCGAAGTTCTCCGGGTCGGAAACAGCCAAATCTTTTAACTGCGCTGCATCGAGATCGCGGATCGAATTGATTTCATTGCCGGCAGCCGGTTGTTCGGATTGCTTAGAATCAAACTCAGCTTGCTCATCCGGGGTCAACGTTATTTCATCGCCAATCGGCATACGCTATTCGATTAAAGACAAACAATCCGGGTTCGTTCTCTCCGATAAATTGAAAAAATCTTCCCAGGATTGGGCTGTTCTAAGAGATTGTTTCCAAGTCTCCCATTCCGCAGTCGAGACGCCAGAAGGGGGGAAAGAGTTTAATACGGCGCTGATTTGCGCTTCTCTTCCTGTCTGGATATTATTCATATACAAAAATAGAATAAGGTTTTTTAATTTTTTCCTTCGATGACGGATCAAGTCCGATAATCCGAACTTCATATCGGAAATTCGGAGCGAAAAACGTATTTAATCGGGTGATTAAAATTTGAAGTTGCCCGTCTATCGCCTCATATTCCTCACCAGAGATGACTGTAGATTCGTCTGGCGTTGCCATTTTTCCGGTATCATAAAGACGTTTCATGTGTTAATATAGGCTAAAATGAATTTTTTGTCAAACCTCACTCGGCGCTATAGATTTTTCCGTTTAAACTATAAACTTTTTTACCGCCGGATAGCGTAGTCACTTTCGCTCCTGCTGGAATTCCTCCGGGACCAATTGATCCTCGGGAACCCCCGGCAATCGAAGCACCCAATAGTTTTTGCCAATCAGACGTAACAACGGAATCCCTCGGCATACCCTGTTTCTCGGCTAAATCTCCGTAAGAATTAACAATGTCTCGCGCAGCATTGACCTGGCCTTGAATGGATTGTCTTGTTTCTCGAATAACAGACTGTCTCGCTTTCGGGTCTAACAATTGCTGTCTTGTAGCCTCCATAAAGGTGTTGTAAAGAGTTTTGGGAATATCCTTTGCGTAGAGTTGGGTAAGTCGTTCAACCTCTTTAAAATTTTGTTCTGTCACCCGCGTTTCAGGATGCAAACTTTTAAAATAATTAAAAGCAAGCCGAAGATCGAAGGTCCGATCTGCAACAAATTTTGGATCAGCAAGTTCTTTCTCGCTCTGAATAAGCTGATCGTATTGGGGCAAAGTTTTATAGACTTCTTGAACTGTAGGATTACGAGACATTTCTTCTCGAAGTTTCTGACTCGCTTCCGGCACGTTGACGCCTCCGACAACGGTGCCAACATTCGGGATGTAGGTTCCTGGTTGAGCTACCGTAGCTTTCGGCTCGACATTCGGCGCTGCCGCAGTTGATTCTGGACCAAGACGATTAGCCGCAGCAACAACATCCTCTGGCCGCATTGCCGCGGCATCTATAGGAGATAAATTAAACGCGGAAACAACTCGCGCGCGTTGGGCGTCGATGTCTGAAGAAATAACCTCCGGTGCAGCGGAAATCGTTGGTGCAGCAGCCGGCGCTATTTGTGTTGATCCTGGCTTCCAAAACTTAAAGGATAGCGGCTGAGACATCATTTGCTGATACATGTTAAATTTTTGCGACCCCGGAGAAATATCTTCATTGTAATTATTGATAGTTCTCTCAGTTGGCACTCCATTAACATTACCTTTTTCAATGTGGGAAGATTTTAGTCTATCCATCCCAATCAACCTCTGATTTTGAAGTGTTGCAAGATGATTTCCCTCGATTGCCATTAAATCAAAATCAGGGGTTCCATCAGTTTTCTTCGGATCAATTCCGGTATAATCCGGGGACATCGTTGCGAGGTCTTGGTATGCTTTCAAACCAATCCCGTGATATAGTTGTGCTCTAGCAACATCAGCAGTCGGCTGAACCAGCGGCATTGCTGCGGTTGCTTGCGCTCCGGCAAGCTGTGCCTGCGGCACCGCGGCTTGCGCTTCTGCAATCTCCGCTTTCCGTTTTGCTTTACCAAGGTCACCAACGCGCTTCATAATGTCGTCGGCAGTCAACCAACCGGAACGAAAAGCATCAGTCATTTTAGAGACCGAGTTCCCTTCGACCACTGGCGCATTGCTGCCGATTAGACTGCTTGGATCAATTCTTCCTAAAGCTCCCGGTGATTCCGCGCCGCCGACATCTGGCATAATTTTTCTTTCGTTAATACTGAGGTAATCTTGGCGTCCACCCACTACCCGCTGCTGCCGACGCTTGACCGAGTAATTGCAACGATCCTGTTGAGCTTGTTTTATCCATCAAATCTTGAATTCGAGTATCAAGCTGTTGCTGCTCAGAGCCGGAATATTGCCCAAACGGATTCGGGCCGATTATTGCACGTCGTTTTTGCAAATCCGATAATTGCTGCTGTGCGTCGTTAGCTTGCCTTATTGCCTGCGCTTGCTGCTGTGCTCTATCAGAATATCCTTGGGCAATAATCTTCTGCGCTATTCCTATTCTCGGATCGAGCACCGGCGCTGCAAAATTCACCATAGCTCCGGGCTGAACGCTGGCCGCGCGCAGAGCTTCATCCCAAAGATAGGCATCCGGCCCGCCGCCGGCTACACCGCCGACAATACGATTGAGCAACTCCGCTTGCGCGCTACGTCGCATTGTCTGTTCTGCATTCAGGTTCGCAACTTGCTGTGCGAGGAACGCCGGAGCATTCTGGTTGTTATACACACTCGCTTGCGCATAAACTGATTGCTTGCCGGCATTCGGATCGGAGCCAGTTCTGCTTCCGAGACTGGCATCAATCAGCGTACTCGGCGTAGTGCCAAGCTGACTTGCACTCAACGGCAATTGCGCTCCCGCGTTGACTGGCCCGACGTTGCTGCTCGGGGTTTGCGGATTCGGAGGTGGAACAACGCCAGTCCGAGACCCTAGCGATGAATCACGTAATCCAAATTCCGCCGGAGTCGTAGGAACTAAATGCGCCCCAGTCCAGCCGTTTTGCAGGTTGTAAGCCATACCCCGTTAAACGTAGGATGCAACATCTCCTAGATCGTTACCAGAAGAAGCCGGTTTACTCGAACCAAATACGGTATTAAAAACGCTCGATGTGCTCGGCAACGCCTGGGCACCATAGCCGACTGCGCCGCCAAGACCTTGATTAAGAATCTGCCCCTGAGCTAACGCCCCCTGTGCGCCGATACTCGCAGCTTGGGAGGTCAACTGATTCGTTGCGCCGACACGCGCAAGCCAGAGATTCGCCATGTCAGTGCCGCCGAGTCCGGCCTGCGGTGCCATACTGTTGACCTGCGCCAAGGCACCTTGACTACCCTGCAAAGTTTTCAATTGAACCGCATTCAAATTCGGAAACAACGTTCCGAGAATTTGCTGCCGCGATTGCTCCAACGATTGCGCCGCGCCGGTTAGCTGTATCGCTCGTTGCTGGCGTTGCGCCTGCAATTGAAGCCCGGCAGTTCCAAGAATCTGCTTCAGCAACACGCCGCCAAAACCAGAAGCCCCCTCGGCTCTACCGGATTGCATACCGACTTTTTCAAGCCCGGTTTGCGCGAGTTCCGCTTGCACATCCGGCGGCAATGTTGCGCCGGCATGTAATTCCTTGAGCGCAGCATCGACAAGTTGATTTTTTGCATCCTGCATTCCTGGCACACCAGCAATCGCTTCACCGGATGCAACACCGCCGACAATATCGGCAGGGGTCTGACCGGAGCCAAGCGATTGCACCTGGCCAAGGATGTTGCCTTCGCTGGCATATCTAGCCGCTAACGCCTGCGGGTCGATAATACCCTGCAACGCGAGTTGCTGTTCCGCGCGCTGAACGTCGGCATTGACCGCAACGCCGCCGATTTTATCAGGAGCCAACTGATCGAAAACAAACTGACGCTGCTGCCGCAAGGCGTCGATTTGCATTTGCGTAGCCGCTTTAGTAGCGCCCGCTGCTATACTTGCACTGGCGATTTGGCCCGCCGCGCCGAACACTTCACTTACAACCCACCCCTGCTTTCTTGTTAGGAAAATTTAATCGAGCAAATTCTCCAAAATACTTTTGGGCAGCTTGATCGTAGACGCGGGCTGCTTCTTCCGCTGTTGAAAAATACCCAAGTTGAATTCGTTTTGATTCAACTGAAATTCGCGCACACCAATGCCCATAAGGATTTTTCTTTCCTCCGGGCTTTTTCCAATTCACTCCCTTAAAACCAGAGCGATTTGTAGATCGTATTTTTTGATTACCACAATTTTGCGAACGAGTGCAAATTCGCAAATTGCTTCGGTGATTATCGAGCGTATCCCGGTTTGTATGATCTACGTCATCCCCTTTTTTAGACTCAAGGAGTTCGGCGTGCCATTTAAATGGACGAACGATTTCAAAATCGTCGAAATCGTCGAAATCGACAACGGTACCAAACCCTTTGGTCAACGGGATAAAAACTTCGGCGATCATAAATCTTTCGAGTAAATTTGTTCCGACAGGAAATATCCCCGATGCAGGTATATTCGAGAAAGTTTTCCAGGATTGACCTTCATCGACGCGGATGACGAAATAACCGTGCAGCCGGCTTTCTTCGAGGCTTGTTCAAAAGTAATCAGCAAATTCATGGTTTCTCCGGTGCCGCGCGCTTCCGGCAAACTAAACCAGAAGCAAACATGCGCTCGCGTTTTGCCGGAGAACGGGTCTGGCGAATAAATCGCGCCGAGCACTGCTCCTTCAGTTTCCCAAGTCCGGGCAACTCCGAGTTCCATCAATCGGCGCCAGCAAGGGAAAAAATGGGCGCTGTTCAGCCGCCCCGGCTCGTTAATCTCTTTTTCGATATGCCGAAAAATAGGCTCAAGCCGCTCAGTAAAGTTCTCGGGACGCAATTCTTTGACGGCGTTTGTCATATCTCAATAGTGCCAATTTTCTCACAGTTTTACAAGGTGCCAGAGCGCAATTTGCGGAGGATATGGAACCGTGCTAGTATTGTCGATTTTCACGAAATCGGTTTCTCCGAAAGTCTCGAAAGCCGCGCGTTGCGCTAAGTTCGGATCGACCGTTAGCGCAGTTGCCGGATTGCTGCCGGAATCCTTCGCCGCTTCCATGATAATACGTCCCCGAAACGACCGATTACCGGCGCCGAAAACATCCCAGCCGGGATTGTGAGTCAACGCATCCGTCAGCACGTTAAATGCAACTGCTTTCACGTCACCGGGAACACCAGCAACAGTCCGCCAACGCCCCCGCTCCCACCAAATCAAGCACACAATGTCGGTATCGTAAAATTGTTGATAGTTCAAAGGCGATGCCGGCCTGCTGGATGTCGGCCCGGACATAACGATGCTGTTGTAAGGAACCCAGGCTGAACCATTCCAGATATACCAACTAATTGGATTTCCGTGGCTCGGATCGGCAGTCGTTGCATCTTTCGTTGTTTGCAACCAGACGGGCGGATTGCTGCTCGGTGGAGTGCTGTTGGAGACCCAAAAAGGAATCGTTTGCGACGCGGATATATCCAACGGAACATATCTCTTAATACTCGGATCGAATACCCACCATTGCGTCCCGTTCTTCAGCCAGGGGCCAACATTGCTTGTCGGCTCGGTATCCCCAACGAAAATAAAGTTAGTGCCGTCAGGCGATACAATTTTCATACGACGAATCATGACCGCGAAAAAATCTTGCGGCGTTCCAACGAAGGTCGCCGGCAGCTTTGACGCCTGAATAATTAGGTTTGTGTCTGTGAAACTCATTGTTTAAACATCTTCCTCTAACGTTACGCAGTTAGGAGCGTTCGGATCGCACGATGCAATCCGATAATAGTGACCGAGTGCAGTATTTCCATATTCTTTTACCCCCCACCAGATTACATTTGGATGACCCGGTATCGTTGCTGTTGCTTCAATTCTAAAAAACCAGAAATTCTTCAAGGGCTGCAATGTTCCGAAACCAAAGCCGGCATTAAACAACTGGCCGTTGATATGCGCCCCGGTTTCCGGCGCCGTGACAATCACGGTATCGAGAAATCGTCCGAGCAGCGCGATATCGTCGGAGATTGCATAGAACGTATGGTTGTTTACATTGAATTGACTCTCTGAGTCTCCTTCAGACCCCGGACTGTTGGGCGGCACCGTTCCGCCGAAGCGTCCATCCCACTCTGAGACCGCGGGAAAGTGCGGATGCTGCGGGACGTTCGGACAACAGCTTGAGCAAATAAAACTTGCAAGAATCGTCGAAAAATTCTTGATCCGAAGATTTTTCGGCTGCGGGATCAATACCCGCGGTTGAATAATTTCCCACTTCGGGCAACTGTCGCCACAAACATATTGCGTTCCGTCGAGACCCCAGCGCAAACTTATATTTCCAACGCCGATAGGCGTAAAAGTATAAATTTTTCCAATAGGAACAAGACCTTCAATTGCCGCCTGGGATACCCCACAGTCTTGTCCCGGTAAATGCGGGGGTGTATCGGAAATACTAGCATTGCCCCCTGAGAAATCCGCTTCAAAACCGTGCGGAAACGTAAACAGATTAAAACAAGTCGGCGCGGTAGCGGTTCCTTTAATTGTTCCGCCTTTATACACCGCTTGCCACGGCGCACTACCGACAGGTGCGTTTGCAAGCACTAAAACAGGCACTCCGTTGGGCGAAACTGAAAATTGACCGAGACTTGTCGGCGGCGTAAGCGTAAAATCAGTCGGAATAGCACTGCCTGTTTGATCGCAGGTCTCAATCGGCGGCGCCGGATGTTTAACTAAAAAAGGTGCCGTAAGGTCCGATTCTCCATCCAGCGTAATAGCACTAACTCGATAATACCCATCGCCGAAACCGCTCAAATCAATTGTCGCATTGTTAATACATTCTGCGATAATCCTGTAGGCGCCAAACGGGTCGAGACTGTCGATTGCTTTATAGACCGTATAGCACAAGGCCCCAGGATAGCTATTCCAACTTAGAACAAAGCTACCTTCACCACCGAGAATCAATCCGGTAGGAGCAAAAAGATGGCCCAGCGGCTCAAGAATGATAATCGGCCTACCGGAACCAGAGAAAATGAACTCGCAAACTGGCGGCGCAACATATTCCAGCACCGGGCGTCGAAGAAATAAGATTTCCAGAACGGAGTTCATTATTAAAAACCTTCACCAATACTAAAAACCGGGCTAACGAAGCCCGCAAGCTCCGCTTCCGCGAGCTTGGTTGCAATAATCTCAGCGACTCGATCCGCGGCTTCCTGGCTAACGATGCTCTGACTGCTGCCGAGACCAACAGCAGTAATTCCGTCCTGCTCAACGACAGCGACTTTGTTGGAAAAAAACTGTGCGACAGCGCGACTTGATAAATCTTGTTCCGCTGTTTGCAAATCAGTCGATTGAACACCAACTCCATCGAACCGTATTGCGTTTAGCTTTGTTTCATCAACGCACGCCAACGGTTCTCCGTTCAAATCCTCCGCAGTCGTCATGCCAAAGGTCCGAATAAATCGAATTCCTGCGGGTCCGTGGCCGACGACCAACAGTTGAAAACTATCATCGACATTTTCAACTCGCTGAGATTCCGGCGGGCAGCTTCCGGTATCATCGGCTTGCGTTTGTTGATTCGCATCTTCTGTTCGTGCTACCCGCGATTGCGCCTTGAAAGCAAATAACCTACTGATTGCCGTAATTGTTTGATCGAACGACAAACTTCCGCGCGCGACGGAAATCTTTTTTGCTAAAATTGGTTTATACGCACCGCGAACGCCGCCTGCGTAAAAAATACCGAGATCAAGGTTTTCCTCAATACCAACTAATCCCACGTCGGCAAACATAAACTTCACCGGAAATGCCGGCGGGGTTCTACGATTCGGCCAAGTCTGCCCGAAATACGCACGGGTTTCGACTGCCCACATAATCGGGCATCCATTATCGAGCCGCTCTGGTCGGAAGGCTTCCCACAACCTATTCTCTCCGTCGGCATCCGCGCTAACGTGATAAATCCGTTCTGCGCCAGCAATTACTCCGTAAACCCATTCCACCGGCCTTGTTCCAAGCCAGAAGCCACACCAACTTGGCCCGGAGTCGTCGGTCAACGTTTCGATGCTGGCATTATTCAGACACCAGGTATGTTTGTTGAACAAGTCATCCGCGGGAACGCTGAATAGCAAAAATTGTCCAAAGGCAGCACCAGCAACCGTCGATAAATCCTCAAACAGCTTTGTTTTACTGACCATCATTTCATTATCCCGAATTGGAAGCCGTTGAGTGAGCTTTCCAGCAATCGCTGCATCGAAAAAGGTTACACCAGAGGGGCTAAACCAGCTAACACTGCCCTGATGATGGACAATACTACGCTGAGACACACAACCGACCTGGAATACTTCACGTTGAAAATTATCTGTAGTCGGCCAAGCAGCACGATCCCGTATGTTCGCTTCGATAATCGACGCGGCTTCCAAAGTAAATACCAGCAATTGCGGAAACTCAAGACTCGGAGTCCGAGCCATCGCGGTAACTTCCTTGCTGAAATTAAACGCTGCAACACTGCCGAGATAAACTTGCTCTCGGAAGCTGAACGGATTGTCGATGTCGGACGCAAAAACATTTCTGCCGTTAGCGACCCAAAGCCGATCACCGACCCATACCATAGATTTCCCAGCAGGAGTTTCAAACGAACGATCTCGAATATGGCCGGATTGCGATCCGTCATACCAGGCCGGCGCTGTGCTACCGCCGTCCTGCATAAAAAGAACGGATTTCGGATTTATTACGTCGATTGCGCTGGCAAAATCGTTGGTCCGGCGCTGAACTGATTGCACTGCGTTTACCCAAAAAATTTGCTTTGCAAATGGGGAAAATTGGACGTTCGGCAAAATAGAAAACGTCTTAAATGGGAAAGTCGATACGTAAATCACGCCGGAGATTGCCGCAACAAGTTGGTCCGGCCCGATGTTCGGGGTAAAAAGAGTTAATCCCTGAAGTTTGCCCTGCGGAAACTTTATCAAACATTTTAAACCAGGGCGGCAACTCAATTGACCGCCAACATTTATCATGTTAATAGCATTCCAAGCGTATCCCACCGGAATCTGTCCGGGATCACTATCGGACTTTACGCCTCGAAGCCAACTGCCGTCATAATCGAGTAATCTGTCGCCCATAATTACCTGATGTCATAATCGTCCTTGGCGCGCGGGTTACTTCGATCAATAACTTGCAGCGGCATGTATGTTACGTTCGGCTCAATCATTGATTGCGCCTCAAGCTCAAGTCGCGCTGCGTCTGCTTCGTAAGTATGTGCATCTCCGATTTGCAAATCTTTGTAATGCTTGCGCGCCTGAACGCCGAGAAGAAATCCTAGCCGGCTACGCAACGGAATTCTATCCGATTTGCTGGAAAAAATTGGTGTAGTTCGACGATACGCAATCCGAACCCAGTTGCAAGACCTATTGAGTTTTATTCTACGATACTGCGGCAATTGCTCGTCGGGTTCATAAACCGCGAGGGAGCTAATTGTTTCTCCAACCGCCCCGAGGCGGATTGTTCCAACGGTTATGTCCTTGAATACGCCGGTGATTCGCGCAACCAGTGGCGATTCAGAGTCTGGCACCGCGACACCGAAAATTGTTGGAATAAGCAATCCGTTTTCCCAAACGCCGTTGACCTGATGGCGCAGCACGTTGCCGGCGTCATCGTAGCCGTAAACAATCAGTTGTTTGCCGTTGTCCGCCGGAGTTTGCAAAAAAGAAATCAGTCGCGCTGGCTGCGCTAAATCACGATACGTAACGTGCCAGTCGCCTTGATCCTGCCACTCCCATTCACAGGTAGTTTTACAATCGCCAGGCCCGTTGAGATGAAAATTGAAAAGTTGTCCGAGACCGAGGCTCGGATGTCCCCCGATATTTACGCCTAGGACAGTCTGCACTTCGCGCGGCAGCGTTACGCAACGGCGACCGCACCTCGCGCCACGATTGCATGTATTTCCGCAGTTTGAGCACCCGCGAGTGCAAATA